CCGCGGCCCGCCTTGCCGCGGCCCGCCTTGCCGCGGCCCGCCCGCCCTTGCGTCTCGCCCGCCTAGGCGCCGCGGTCGGCCGTGCCCTGCCCAGGGCCGACCCCCCACTTTCCACCAAAACGCCCCGCCGATTCACGATAACCCCTATAGGGTCTGGTTTTTTTTCCTGCGAGCCTGGCGCCGGCTTCGCCGATAAATCTAATAGGCAAAAAAGTTTTCAGTCCAGCCGCAGATCTCAAGATAACCCTAGTATAATCTCCGCAAATTTGCGTAGGTTAAAACTTTTAATCTACGCAAGGTATTCCCGCTCGGGAACGTTTGGAAACTTTTGGGGGGTAAAGTTGGCATAAGTTCCCGCTCGGGAACGTTAAAGAAACTATAGCCCGCCTTTTCTGGCCATTTAATAGTGAAATTCTTTATTAAAGCGTCGTTGCCGGCGTATTATATGGCCTAAAATATAGACCGACCTTTCTTTTTGAAAAAGGGAATTCCCCCCCTGGGGATATTGGGGTTGACGTGCCGAGAGATTCGTCCGATGGTTTTTGCCTATGAATGCAATATCTACGTTGGCATTAACTCTGGCAGCAATGACCCCTGGGGATAGACAGAAGGCCGAGCTGGTCGTGCTCGTCAACTGCGTGGGCCAGATTGAAAGCGGTATGAACCACGCTGCAGTCGGTGACGGCGGCAAGGCGGTCGGCGCCTGGCAAATGCACGTCGCCGCGTGGATCACGGCGAACCAATGGCGTAAGACCAAGGATATGCCGACGTTGAAGCACTCGAACTGGCCCGACAAGAACGTGCAGCGCATGATGGCCTTGTCTTACCTTTCTTGGTGCAAGGAGCAACTGGAGAAGGCCGGCTTCGCCAACCCCACGGCCGAGCAGATCTACATGGCCTACGGATGGGGCTTTGCTAATTTCAAGGACTCGGGTTTCGACCTGTCTAAGGCGCCGGCCCACAAGCAAGACGCAGCGAAGCGTTGCCAGAACCTTTTCACGGAGCTGACCAAATGAGCCAAGACAACTTGATGAAGTATGTGCCGGTCGAGGTCAACAAGTGGGCCGAGATGGTGCAGGCTATGACCCGAGTGAAGGAGCTTGAAGCCGATCTTGAGAAGTCGGATGGGGTGGTCTGGACGCTAACAATCGAGAACACCCACCTCAAGGCAGAGTTGACCGATTTAAAGTCTACGGCTGACCGATTTAAAGCCGAGGTGGAGTCTCTGATGACCAACCCTACCTCCCGACTGTTGCGTGCCGAGCGAGAGGAAAACGCCCGCCTCAAGGCCGAGGTCGAGCGGCTGACCAAGGCGGGGGATGAGATGGCGTTGAACCTTACCCACATTGGATGGAACATCTGTGTTGAAGCGTGGAACGCCGCCAAGGAGGGCAAGCAGTCGTGAGCAAGCCACAACGATTCAACATGGTCGCCCTCAACCACGGCGTCCATTACTACTGCACGATGAAAGCCGACCCGGATGGCGCCTACATCCTCAACAGCGATTACGAGGAACTCAAAGCCCGGCTTGCCCACGTCAGCGAGGAGCTATTTCAAATTCGCATGGACGTGACGAAGGACGAGGTACTCCGCAACGCCTTCCTTGAAACTGCCAAGGAACGGCTTCGCAAAGGCCAGCCATGAAGCCCCGCGGATCCAACACCCTCGGCTACGGGCGCACGATGGACAAGGTCAAGGAAGGCCACGCCCTCGGGCTTAACGCCGTGCAGATTGCGGCGAAGTACGGCATCACCTACGCGGCCGTCCGCGGTGGTGCGTACCGCCTAGGCATCTTGCTCCCGTCGGTCAATGGGCGTGCCGGCTACGGCCACGTGAAGTCGCTGGTCTTCCAGGAGCTCGGCACCGGGCTGACGGTTCGGCAGATCGCCGAGAAGCACGGGCTGAAGGTGTCTTCGGTAAAGTCTATCAACGGTACGTTCAATCTGGGCATCGCCCGCCGAAACAAGCGCCGATGAACCCGCTCGACATAATCCTGCCCAACAGCGACCTCGTCCTTTTCTGGCCGATGAACGTCGTGCGGGTGTTTAAGGTCGAAGACGACTGCGAGAACGGCACGTTCCCGTCCGACCTCGAAGTGTCCGACTTCGACGGTTACATACTGGACAAGCACCTGGTGCAATTGACCACGCAGGCCGAGGGTTCGACGTTCCACTTCGACGATCGTTACTACATCATCGACAAGTGCTGCGAGGACGTGCGCCGCAACCGCATGGCGGCAAGCGGCACGGGCATCAGCCTTATCCCCGTAACCATCGTCGCCCGCTGTTTTTTCCCAGAATGAGCAACAAGCGTTATTACTTTAAGCAAGTGGACAACGGTTACGGGTACACCAATCGTCTTTGGGACGAGGAGGAAAAGCGTTGCGTGAATGTCCTCATCGGCGATTCCTGCGATATGCTGAACAAGATACACGAACAGCAGATACAGATCGACGTGTTGACCAAGGCGCTTGAAATCGAACAAAGGGCAGGGATGGAGCTTGCCCGCAAACTTTTGACCAAATGAAAAAACCAAAGTGCAAATCTTGTGGATGCCGCAAGAAATACAAAAACCGATACATCATCGTGGCCGGCGAAATGGGAAGCCAAGAATTGCTTGACCGCAAGACGGGCAAAACATTCTGGGGCGATTCCGAAAAAATGGTCAATGAACTCATCAAGGAACTCAACCGCTTAGACGCCGAAGAATCCAAATGAAGACCTACCTCTGCATCGACCCAGGAGCCTCTGGCGGCTGGGTCTTCAAATGTCCCGGTGTGCCTGCGCTGTCGGGCAACATCGATTCCATCGGCGAAGTGATGCTGCCGGCCGACGTCACCGTTGTGATCGAGAACGTGCCGCCTTTTGTAGGCCGGTTCATCCCGTCGTCCGCGGCCTTCAAGCTGGGGTACTCCTTCGGCTGGCTGGTCGGCTACTTCCGGCACTACAAGGTCGTCCTAGTGCGTCCGCAGGAGTGGCAGAAGACGTTGGCGCTCGGCACGACGGCGACCCTTGCGGGAAAGGCTTGGAAGGGTAAGTTGAAGCAGGAGGCCCAGCGGAGGTACCCGTCGAACAAGATCACCTTGAAGACGGCCGACGCTTTTTGCTTGCTGGCCCACGCCGAGCAGCACAACCTTTGAGCCCTGCCACCTATGAGCACCGAATCCACCATTGAGAACAACGACTACGTCCTGCTGCCCGACGGCACGGTCGCCCGCAAGCTGAAGCCCACCTTGACCAAGGAAAAGACCTACTGGTTCCTTTCCATCGGCGGCAAGGTCGTGCGCTTCTCCGCGGACGACGTCGCCAAGGTAGCCAAGCCCATTTCCCCTAACACCAAATGAGCACACCAGAAGAATCCGCCTTGCCCGCGGTCGTCGATATTCCCGCCGGCAACGGCTCCCTCCAGGTCTATGACCGCATCACCGACCCTTTGATGGCAATCAAGGTGCTCGGCAACTCCATCTTTAAGTCCGGCATCTTCGGCATCACCAAGCCCGAGCAGGGAGAGGTGCTGGCCATGCAATGCCTTGCGGAAAAGAAGAGCCCCCTGGAGCTCGCCCGCACCTACCACTTCATCAACGGGCAACTGGCCATCAAGTCCGACGCCTTGCTCGCCAAGTTCCAGCAGGCCGGCGGCCGCGTGGACTGGATCACCCGCACCGACAAGTTGGTCGAAGCCGACTTCATTATGCACGGGTCGAAGGCCCGCATCGTCGCCGCCATTGAAGAGTACATTGCCAACGGCACCGCCCTGGCGAACGACGGCAAGATGAAGGACAACTGGAAGAAGTGGCCCCGCCGTATGCTGACCGCCCGTGCGATTGGCGAAGGCGTGCGCCTAATGGCCCCAGAAGCCGCTTTTGGCACCTATACGGTGGAGGAGATGGATACCGGCGTCAGAACGGCTCCAGTAGCCCTTCACGGCTCCCTTTCCGACTGGGTGCCCGAGCACCAGCGTACTGCGGCGGTCGCCGTGCTGCGCAAGGTTGGCCACTTGACGGACACCCAAGGTTGGGCAGATATTCCAGAAGAGCTCAACGCCACCCTTACGAAGCCTTCCCGCCGGGATGCCTTCCTCGCCGCCGTCCGCAACGAGTACGAACAGACCGTTTAACCACTTACGAAACGTAGAGCTGAAAACACGAAGCACCGGGTTCTAACCCGATTATCAATCGTCTCAGTCAAGGCTGCAGATACTTCTGGACGCAGTTGATATAAAAGCGGGTGAGAGTCCCGCACGTTTCACCAATTTTCCACCACCATGCCCAACGCCACCAACGACCCCGACTCGGCCTTCCAGCCGCTCCCCGATATGGATCCAGCAATCCGTATTGAATCTATGACCAAAGTCATCCAAGCCATCTCCGAGGATCGCCTTGGCCTGCAAATGGATTTGACACTGCTTAAAGAGCAGTACGAACTCCAGACCGCGGAGCTCGAGCACTTCAAGAACTTGGCCACGCCGGAGCAGCGCCAGCTCTACCGCATCCTCAAGCACAACTGATATGACGATCACCATCGACCCCGAGAGTTTCAAGCAACTTTGCTTGCTCGCAATCTTCTTTGCCGCCGTCGGCACCTTGCTTACCTTTGTCGTCATCAAGACGTTCACCGATTGGCTGAACAAATAATTTCCCTACCATGAGCCGCACAGAATATAATGAATTGAAGTCCCTCAACTACAGCGGGGCAAAGCAAATTTTAGTTTCACCGAGCCACTACCAGGCTTGGTTGAAGGCCGAGCAGGAAGACACCCCGGCGCTCCGCTTCGGCCGCCTCGTGCACTTGGCCTCCCTCGAGCCACAGGTGTTCGACCGCACCGTCCGCGTGATGCCCGAGTGCGATCGCCGCACGAAGGAGGGGAAGGCCATTTATGAAGCCTTCGCCGCAACCCTGCGTCCAGAAGAGGAGTGCGTAAAGAAAGACGAGATGGATAAGGTGCTCGCCGTTGCCGAGTCCGCACAAGCCGGCATCGAGAAGGTCTGCGGTGGCGTTGAAGGTGCCCGCCTCGTCGAGCACACCTACACCGGGACGCACGAAGGCACGCCCATCAAGGGCCGCCCCGATCTCGTTGTCGCTGGTTCCGAGCGAAGCATCGTGCTCGACGTCAAGACGACCCAAGACGCCAGCCCGAAGGCATTTGCCCGTGACGTCTATAACTACAAGTACTTCCTTCAAGCCGCTTGGTATTGCAAGCTGACCGGCGCCAAGGAATTCTACTTCATCGCCGTCGAAAAAGAACCGCCGTACGCCTTTGCGATTTACCGCTTGGACGAAGATGCGCTCGAACTCGGCCGCAAGTTGATGACGTCGGCGTGCCTCACTTACCGCGAGTGCACGAACTTCGGCGCCTGGCCCTCTTATTCGTCTGATGTTCAAACTATCGCCTTGCCGAAGTGGGCGAACTCTGACTCCATCGACATCTAACCCTCTCCCCCAAACCAAGAAACATCATGTCACTACGATTCAATCCCAATCCCGAGAAGAGCAAGTACGTCAGCAAGGCCGGCGTCTATGTCGCCAAGTTGCTGCGCTTCGAGGCCGCGTACACCCAGCAGGCCGAGTACTACGCCAAGCTGACGTTCCAGACCGCCGACGGCGAGCTGGTGGGCGGCCTGCTCTCGACCAAGGCCGACAAGTCCGGCAACCACTCCCGCTTGAACGACTTCATGGCCGGCACGGCGACGACCGCCGAGATCGAGGAGTACCTCAACGCTGGCGACGTGGAGGTCGATGAGTCCTTCCTGGAGAAGATCCTCCTGCGTGCCAAGGGTCGCACGCTGTCGGTGGACGTGCGCTCGAAGACGTACAAGAAGAAGGACGGTACGGAGGGCACGGGCTTTGAGGCCGCCTTCTTTGCCCGCCTGCCTTCCGGCCCCCAGTCCGACCCGTTTTAAAGCCTTTTCCATATCGTTGTTACGGGGGCCGAGTGGCCCCCTTTTTTGTGCTTGCGCTGCCCGTGCACAGGTGTAAGTTCTTTAACGCCACCAATAAACCATATGAAACTCAAGACCCCCACCAGCGGCCAGCTCCTCATCATTGCTTCCCGCATCCTCATCTCCGCATACAACAGCCCGCACGCTTCTTTGCAGGACTGCATCGATGCCGAGTACAACTTCACCTATGCCGAGCGCAACCACCGCAAGGTGCGTTCCCGCCCGGCTTGGTTCTACCTCATCACGATGCACAGCCGTGCCGAGCATTACCTCCAGCACGGCGTCAACCTCCGCGGTGACCGCGTCCATTCCGACCTTGCCTAACATGAACCTCCGCGACTACCAAGAAGCCGCCGTCACCGCCGCCATCGGTCACCTTGCCAAGGGCGTCAACCCCCTCGTCATCGCCCCGACCGGCGCCGGCAAGACCGTCATCTCGGCCGAGATCATCAAGCGCTGGCAGGCCGCCAACCCCGGCAAGCTGGCCGTCTTCGTCGCCCACCGTAAGGAGCTCATCCAGCAGGCCGCAGCCACGATTGAACGCTTCGGCATCAGCAACGTCAAGTGCCTGTCCGTCTTCGCTTCCGACTGGGACGTGTCCGAGGACGACCGCAAGACCGCCCTGGTCGTCTTCGACGAAGCGCACCACGCCGTCGCCGCTTCCTGGAACGCCTTCTCTTCCCTCTTCACCGGGCCGAAGGTCGCCGTCACCGCGACCCCCGACCGTGCCGACCGCCAGCGTCTCGAGGACGTAGGCTTCGCCCTGGCCTACCAGATTGCAATCCGCACCCTTATCGAAGCCGGCCACCTAGTGCGCCCGCTCGCCTACAAGATGCCCATCACCCTGTCGCCCACCCTTATCAGCGGCGCCTACGAGGACAGCGTCATTGCAATGGCCGACCTCATCATTGCCGAGCTCAAGCGGTGGGATCGCAAGCGGACTCTCCTCTTTCTGCCCGACGTGGATTCCTGCCGTCGCTTTGCCGATGTGCTGACCCGCCGCGGTTTAGCCACGGCCAGCATCGAGGGCACGATGCACCCCTATCTCCGCTCGTCGGCCATTGCTCGATTCAAGGCCGGCGAACTGGACTGCCTGTGCAACGTCAATATCCTTACGGAAGGGTTCGACGCCCCCGAGACTGACTGCGTGGTGATGTTCCGACCTACCCAGTCCCGTGCGCTCTTCGCCCAGATGATCGGCCGCGGACTCCGCACCGCCCCCGGCAAGACCGATTGCCTCATTCTTGACCCGATGTGGGTGGCGGGGGAGAACGTCTTCCAGCCGGCCGACGCCTTCACGATGCACCCCCAGTCGAAGGCCAAGCAGAAGGAGGGCGGTTGCGACCCCGTCTCGGAAGCCGATATGGTTGACGAGGAAACCGAGAAGTCGGTCGTTGCCCGCATCATTGCCGAGGCGTCCAAGGCCGAAGCCAAGGAAGCCCGCGAGAAGGGGCTTATTGACCTTTCTACGGCCGTTTCCTGCTTTGGGTATCTCCTACCCTCTGACGAGGCTGGCGAGGTCGCCAGCGACCAGCAGCGGGGCATCCTGGCGTCCTTTAAAGTCTACGCCTCGGCCGGCATGACCCGAGTGCAGGCCGATTGGCTAATCCGCAAGCTGCACCAGCGCCAGGCGCTCGGGCTGGCCACCGTTAAACAAGTGCGTAAACTCATCCAGTTCAACGTGAAGAACGCTTCCCTCTTGACGATGGCCCAAGCTTCGGCATCTATTAACAACGACTGGAGAATGAATTCCCGCCGATGAATGACATGACGCCCGAAGAATTGGCCGAGATGATTGCCCGGTACCGTTATAATTCCGTGCAGGATCGTTACCGCATCGAGCGGTTGACGATTGAGAACATCGAACTCCAGAAACAGATTGAATCCCTCAAGAAGCAAATCCCATCCAATGGCCAAGCCTCCGCTTAAACTTACCGAGTACGTCAGCAAGATGCCCCGGCGTTGCCACGCCCTGCTTGTCATCCTGGACGGCGGGAAGGTCGAGAACCCCGAATTCGTCTGCTACCGCCGCGAAGGCGACAACGACGAGTGCTTCACGACGGCGATGGCCAAGTGGCGCCGCAAGGTGCTTCCGACCCTCAAGCGATCCCACGTTGACTTTTGGGAACTCCATAACGGCGAATTGACCAAGGTTAATCTGTTGAACCGATGACCTATATTCCCGATAAGAAGACCCAGTACTGTGCCCTCAAGACCTTGCGACGCAAGCTAGGGGGTGCCATCGGCCGTAATTGCCACGCCTCCTTTTCGCCGCAGGAAGCCGTGAAAATCCTTTCTTACCTCGATGAAAAATTCCCCAAGCCGAAAGGCTACCAGCGGCCGGCGTACGAAGACAAAGTCGCTTCAAGACTTCGTCCCTAACATCACGCGGCCTTGGCGCCGCTTTGTCGCCGTGGGGTGCTCCCACGGCATCTACGCCGACCCCGTGGCGCTCGACGCGGTGCTTCGGTTTATCGACGGGTACAAGCCCCAGGAGCGAATCCACTTAGGTGACTTCACGGATATGTCGGCCTTCATGGGGGGTTCAAATGGGGAAGGCGACCCGATTAAACCCGATCTCGACGGCGGGGTGGATTTTCTGAATAAGATGAGGGCCACGAAAATCCTATGCGGGAATCACGAAGCCCGCTTGTGGCGTGATCGCCGTAGCCACAACCAACTGCGGGCAATGGCAGCGGAGGCCAGCATTAAAGCCATTGAGACGACGGCCTTGAAGTTGCACGCCCAGCTCTACCCATACACGGGTATCTTCCAGGCGTGCCGGTTGGCCAACTTCATCTTCACGCACGGGACAATCTATAACGAGAACTCCTGCCGCGACATGGCCGAGATTTACGGCAATGTCATCTTCGCCCATACTCACAAGGCCAGTATCCAGTCTGGGCGCACCTTCCGCAGCTCTATTGGCATCTCGGTGGGGACGCTTACCCGCCGGGGGGCTATGGAATACGCTAACACGCGGCGCTCGACGCTAGGCTGGTCGCAGGCGTTTGTCTTTGGCGAGTACTGCGAAACCGAACTGCACCCGCAACTGCATATCCACGACGGGGGGGCACAATGGAAACTCCCTCTGTAAAGGCCCAACGGTTGCTCGAGGAGGTCTACCGCCAACGCAAGGGCGACGTGGATAAGGTGCCGGCTGGTTACATGAGCGTTGCCCAGTACTCAAAACTCTGGAAGATGGGACGCACAAACACGGAGAAGATCATCAAGGAAGCCATGAAGAAAAAACTGATTAAGATGATTCGGCTTCGGCAGTTGGCTGGCGGTCGGTTGATGAAGTTGAACTTTTACGGTTGACGCATACGGGGGGCGTGGCAAAGTCAGCACGCCACCCTATGAAATTCTTATCTGTTTGCAGCGGCATGGAAGCCGCGTCTGTCGCTTGGGAACCCCTTGGCTGGAAGGCCGTCGGCTTCTCCGAGATTGAACCCTTTCCGTGCGCTGTTCTCGCACATCGTTTCCCTAACACACCAAACTATGGCTCACTCACCGAATACCAATCCTGGCCCCTCGAACCTGGTTCAATCGACCTTCTGGTCGGAGGAACCCCTTGCCAGTCCTTCTCTGTCGCCGGACTCCGCAAAGGACTCGCCGACCCACGCGGCAACCTCGCCCTCGTCTTTCTTGGACTCGCTGATAAACTCAAACCCCGCTGGATCGTCTGGGAAAACGTCCCTGGCGTCCTGTCATCGGACGGAGGACGGGATTTTGGTTCCTTCCTCGGGGCGCTGGAACAGCTCGGGTATGGGTGGGCCTACCGGGTCTTGGACGCTCAATACTTCGGAGTACCCCAACGCCGTCGTCGAGTCTTCGTTGTCGCAAGTCTTGGAGGTCGGGATGCTGCCGCCTCGGTTCTTCTTAAGCCCGAAAGCGTGTGCTGGAATCCTGCGTCGCGCCGAAAGAAAGGAAAAAACGTTGCCACCGATGCTGGAGAAGGCGTTGAGGCAGGCCGTGGCTGCTGGTGGGACGGAGGACAAGTAAGCCAGACGCTAGACGCGGTGCTCCAGAAGGGGCAGACGATGCCCGAGAAGAACCGCTTCCCTGCTGTGCTTCAGCCTGTCGTCATCGACCGAGCCGCTTTCAACCAAGGCGAAAACGCCCAATATATCCCTCACATCGAGCAGACAGACGTGATGGACTCGTTGTTGGCCCGCGGCCCACACGCCGTCGGTGTCCCCTTCCGCAAGTCCAAGCGGGCGCAAACTGAAACGGATCACGAAACGTGGGTGGAAGCCGATGCGAGCAACACGCTCAACAACTTCGATCTCGGCGACACCCGAACGACCCACGCGGTGGTTGAGCCGATTGCCTTTACCCAGAACCAACGCGACGAGATCCGTGAACTCGGCGACAAGGCCGGCGCCCTCTCTTCCTCAACAGGAACGCACCAGACCAACTACATCGCCCAGCAACAGGTCTACGAGAACCACCCCAACGACTCACGCATCACCGGCCCGCTGGAAGTAGCTCCGACCGTCGTGTCACGCTTCGGCACAGGCGGCGGCAATGTTCCGCTGGCTCAATGGGGCATGGCCGTGCGTCGCCTCACTCCTGTCGAGTGCGAGCGTCTCCAGGGCTTCCCCGACAACTGGTCGCAGATCCCTTGGAAGGGCAAGCCTGCGGAGGAATGCCCAGACGGCCCGCGTTACAAGTGCGCCGGAAACTCGATGGCTGTTCCCTGTATGCGTTGGATCGGCGAACAAATCGCCCGAGTCGAATCACAGAAAATTTGAACAAGGATAGTGCCGATCACACAGCGGGGCTCTAACGAGCAGCGACGCAATGGGGCTTACCGGTACGCCGAAATCTATCCTTGTTCTCCCTTTATGAAATACGCAAAAAACGCCTTACGCATCGAGCCTAGGGAATATTATGATTATGCAATTGTTGGGGTATGCAAAAAACGAAAGGTGTTCATTTATTCTTGGTACAGGCTGGTCGCCATATGTATGCATGAACAGGAAATAAAATTTGACGAATATGAATACGCCGTCGATTGGATTGAATTCAATACGATCAGTTGGGTGAATCCAACGAAGCCGGAATTCCTTGTCACCAACAACAAAAAGTACGAATGGCTATTGCCTTTGGACTTTGAGAAGATCAAGAAGAGATCTCGCCGCCAATACTGATGACCCTACAAGACCGCATCACGGGAGCCCGTGCCTACCTCGCCAAGCTGCCGCCGGCCATCGCTGGCCAAGGCGGGCATCCCGCCACCTATCGTGCCGCCAGCATCCTGGCCAACGGCTTTGAGCTTGGTTACGAAGACGCCTGGACGCTGCTCAACGAATGGAACGTCACCCATTGCTCGCCCAACTGGTCGGAGAAAGACCTTCGCCACAAGTTGAACGACGCCTTCGTAAAGCCCCATGAACGCCCCCGCGGCTGGTTGGCAAAGGGCAAAGAGCGTAGGGTCGGCGCCAACGGCCGGCTAATCTTTGACCCGAAGGCCGTCGCCGAGATCGTGCAGGCCCAGACACCGCTCTGCACGGCCGACGTGCTCATCCATTGCTTCAAGGACGAAGACGTCATCTGCATCACCAACGAGGCAGGCCAGACCGAAGAGGGCAAGTGGTTCCCGGCGTCCAAGGGGATGTTCCTTACCCGTGCGGACTGGTTGGCCAAGTTCTTCGGGCCCGACGCCAAGGGCGCCAAGCATTTCAAGGACACCGAGCAGGGTGCGTGGATCCGCATCAACCCGTTCAAGAAGGACGACTTCACCGGCACGGACGCCGCGGTATCCGAGTACCGTCACGTCTTGGTCGAGTTCGACAACAAGTCCAAGGACGAACAGCTCGCCATCTTCCAGCAGTCCAACCTCCCCATCAGCCTGCTCGTCGAGTCGGGCGGCAAGTCAGTCCACGCTTGGGTGCGGGTAGACGCCGTTGACAAGGGCCAATGGGAAGAGCGCCGAAACCGAGTCTACGAGTACTTGGCAGACCATGAGCCCGATCCCCAGAACAAGAACCCTTCCCGATGGTCACGCCTCGGGGGTATCATGCGTGGGGACAAGGAGCAAAAGATTGTGGCGTTCAATATCGGCGCCAGCGACTGGGATGACTTTACGGCTTGGTCGGAGGGGCAGGATGTGCCGGCCGACCTCGGGCTCGACGTCCTGCTGAACTACGACTTCAAGAACGACCCGAACAAGATGGTCGGCAACGGCCGTTACCTTTGCAAGGGGGCGTCGCTGCTCATCACCGGGCAGTCGGGTATCGGCAAGTCGTCCTTCGTCATGCAGATGGCTTTGTCGTGGGCAACAGGCCGCGAGCTCTTCGGCATCCCGTGCGTGCGCCCTCTCCGCATCGGCGTTGTGCAGGCCGAGTGCGACGTGGGGGATTTGTCCGAGTCGTTCCAGGGCGTGTGCTCTGGGATGGCCTTGAAGCCGTCCGAGTTCGACCTTATCCGCGACAACCTAAAGTTCTTTATGGAGTCGGGCAAGACCGGCAAGGACTTCACCGACCTCGTCCGCAAACTGATTACCCGCCACAAGTTGGATATGATTGTGGTAGATCCGTTGCTCGCCTACATCGGCGGTGACATCAATAAGCAGGAGGTCTGCTCTAATTTCCTGCGTACCCTCATCGACCCTATCCTCAAGGAGACGGGCTGCATCATGGTGATCATTCACCACGAAGGTAAGCCGAAGGCCAAGGAGGTGCTCGAAGAGCAGACCATCTCGGATATGATGTACAGCGGGACTGGGTCGGCCGAGTTAGTAAACTGGGCTCGGGCCATTATCAGCGTGCGCCGCGAGTCTAAGGACAAGCCCGTCTTCTCGTTTAATCTGACGAAGCGTGGCAAGGAGGCCGGGATGCGTCACCCCGACGGCAAGCCTACCCTGTCCATTAAGTTGAAGCACGCCGAGCACAAGGTACTCTGGGAGATTGCCCCGATGGCGCCGGCCTTCGAGCTCTTAAAGGTGGGGCAGCAGTACGCCTACTATGCTACCAAGCCTCGGCTATCCCGCAAGGCTCTGCTCGACGAATTGACCGGGGAGCACAACTTGCAGTTCGCCCAGGCTGAGTCGCTCATCAAAGCGATGGTTACCAATGCCATCCTGCGCCCGCGGAAGGTGGGGGCGGCCCTGTACTACGAGGGCACCAAGGTGGACGAACCGCAGGAATTGGCCTAGGAAGCCCTTTGACGCCAGATGCGGATGCCGACCGCCACCGCGGTGCCTAAGCAGCCTATGGCCAAAGCCAGACCTAAATCCCGGCAAGCCTGTAGCCCGAGGGTGGCCGTAGTCAGTTGACGCTCAAGGTTCTTGTCGTCCGACTTCGTGCCGGCGTCCGTGATCAGCATTACCATAGCGTTGGTATTCTGAAAGCTGGACAGGACGTAGTCCGACAGGACGTAGACGCCGACCGCCCCCACAAAGGAGCAGGCCATGAGGGCGACCGTTGCCCACAGCAAGTTGCTATCGCTTGCGCTTGGCTTTGGGCTTTTTGCCATTGGAAATCTTCTTGGTGACCTTGGCTACCTCGGCTTCGCCGCGGGCTTTAATCCAGCGTAGAAGGAAATCTAGGCATTCGGGCGCTGCGTAAGCCGTTGCCCCGACCGCGGCAATTTGCAGGCTGTTATTCGTGATGTAATCCTTGGATGCGTAGTTAACAAACACGGCCACGATGGACGCAGCAGATACCCGGCGAACAGCCCAGCCCCATGTGACGGGCTCGGTACTCAAGAGAAGCCTCGAAGCCATTGCGAGGCCGCCGAGGATGCCGGCCACCGCCCCGTCCTTGACGATGGTTTGGACGTCGCCGCCGTCTAAAGGACTTGCAGGGGGTGGGGGGGTCATTTGCGGGTGACTAGGATAAGGCAGATATTGGCGATGGAGTAGCAGAGCCAGACGGTTGCCATTAGGTAATTACGTGTGCAGAGGTTAGCGACGCCGGCGAAGAGGTAGGCGACCCCAGCGATGCCCGGTACGACGGTCGTGCAAAAGGTCTCGGCGGTCATTTGCTAATTCTCACAGGGGTTTTATGCTTGCCCATTAATACGCGGCGGTAGTTCTGCGACCAGAGGGTGCGACTCATTTCTTTGCCAAGGCGGTCAATTTGAGACTCGGAAAGGTCGGGCAAAGAAAGGTGAAGCTGCTCATGGCAGAGTACTTCTAATTCCCGCTTGGGTGAAAGCCTAGGATCTATTTCTATCGTAGGATAGGTTGGATCACAAGTAGCCTGTCCCCATGCACGCTCCTTTCCCAACTTACGCCAGACGACTTTAGGCTGTCGGGTCTTTGGGCGGGTCATAGGACTTGGGGCGTTTGAACCACCAGATTAAAGACCAAATTAAGATCGTGCTTAAAATGGTAATTCCAACCGCAGGCACAAAGTAGGGGGAGGCGAACAGGTAGGGCATACCGCCGATGGATGCGCCTACGGCAAAGGCTGCTCCTGCCCGGATGTACTGCCCAAGGATGGCCAACCCTAGGGCGGCAAGGAAACAGGCACCAGCAGCCACCGTGAAGGCATTACGAATGCCCTCGGTCTTAACCCGCTCGACCTCCGCGGTGAGTTCGGTGACCTTGGCGTTGGCGTTATCCAGGGCGACCTTGTTCTTGGAGGCGTCTGCTTCGGCCTTAGCCCAGTTAGAGTCTATGACGGCAAGCAGCTTAGCGCCGGCTTCCATCGCCCGTTTGTACTCCTCGGGGTCGTTACGGGTAACCCGATTGGAGATGTAAGCGAGGTTGTGGGGATCGGGGGCTGGGAGGTAGGAGGCTACCACCGCCAGTTCCTTCTCGACCACGGCTGGCTTGCCTAGGGCATTAGCGTTGCGTGCGACCTGGACGCCGGCCGAGATACGGGCATCAGCCTTGTCGATTTGCTCTCCGACCTTGGCCAACTCATCGACTGGAGGCGTGGCCGTTCCTGTGCCATCGGTGCCGGTCGTGGAGCACCCTGCAAGAAGAAGGGAGATGACCAAAATGCGATGCATCGTAAATTGGTCTTAACCGTTTTACGTTACTTGCCTTTGAGAGCGTCGAGGAGGTTCTTGCCTTTGGCTTCGGTTTCTTTGAGGCGGTCGCCGTTCTTACGGTAGACGAGGATGCCGGAAATGACACCAAGGGTAAAGGCACCTAGGATGGAAAAGAGGTAGAACATATTAGGAAAGGGGGACAATGGTGTAACCCTTGGCGGCGATAAGGGCTAGGAGCGCGGATTCGGTTTCAGCAAAGACCACCGTCAACCCCGTGGCGTTGTAGGTTTGGTCTGCCTTTACGGGGAATACGCCGGGGGTATTCGTGTTACCTTTGGACAGTAGGGCCGCAAAGCCGTCCTTGTCGTATCGCTTGGAAAGAGATGTGTTCATTAGTAAGTATAGGTTAAAATTGGGAAGGTTGCTTCACCCGTTCCGTCAGAGATAAATACTGTAATCACATCGCCA